TTTAACAAAAATCAATCTGACGAAAACTTTATAAGATTACAAGAAGCTAAAAATGAATTATTAGCAGTAGAAGCTCAAGTAACAGGATTTTTAAGTGAGCAAAAGGTTAACGACTTAGCTCTTGAAAGAGAAAGACAAGAGTTAGCACAATCAAATATTGATGCAGAAGCAGAAAGAAATATAAGTCAGCAACAATTTTTAGCAGAACAAATAGAGGGTGAATTTTTAAGGTTACAAGCATTACAAGATGTAGCAAATCAAGAAGCTATAATTGAAGAGGAAAGATTAACAAATAAAAGAAATCAATTTAAAAAAGGTACACAAGCATTTGCAGATGCTAATAACGAACTATTAGCTTTCCAGTTACAAAATTCACAAGATCAAATAAAAATAGAAAAAGATTTAGCAAAGGCCAAAGAAAATCTTACCACTCAAGCATTAGGTAATCTTGCAACCATAGTAGGTAAAAATAGTAAGTTTGGTAAAGCTATTGCAATAGTCCAAGCTATTAGAGATACTTTTGCAGGTGCAAACAAAGCCTTATCAGCAGCACCACCACCATTTAACTTTATTTCAGCAGCAGCAGTTGTAGCAGCAGGTATAGCAAATGTAAAATCAATAACTGCTACCGATGACCCATCACCACCGTCAGGTTTAGGTGCTAGGTCAAGTGGAGGCTCTGTTTCTACACCGACACCTGCAGCACCATCATTTAATATAGTGGGTACAGATACACAAAATCAATTAGCACAGACTCTAGCAGAACAAACGCAAAAACCTGTCAAAGCATTTGTGGTGTCAGGAGATGTAACAACAGCACAAAGCCTAGATAGAAATATTATACAAGAAAGCAGTTTAGGATAAACAAAATAATTAATTAAAAACGATATATTATTATGAAGATAGTTGAATTAATTTTAGACGACAACGAAGATTTAACTGGCATAGAAGCAATTAGTATAGTTGAGAATCCTGCAATAGAGGAGGATTTCATAGCACTTAAAGGTGAACAACAACTACAACTAGCAGAGGTAGATAAAGAGAAAAGAATTTTATTGGGAGCTTTACTTGTACCAAACAAACCTATCTACAGAAAAAGTGGTGAAGATGAATATTATATATACTTCTCACGAGATACAGTACGAAAGGCCTCCCAAATTTATTTACAGAAAGGAAACCAAAACAATTCTACATTAGAACATAAACACTCACTTAAAGGTTTATCACTTGTAGAATCTTGGATAGTAGAGGATTCTAAAAAAGACAAGACAGCATTATATGGTCTTGAATATCCTGTAGGTACTTGGGTGGGTGCAGTAAAAGTAAACAATGAACAAGTATGGCAAGAGTTCGTAAAAACAGGTAAAGTCAAAGGATTTAGTATTGAGGGTTATTTCGCAGATAAAGCAGAGAGACCAAAAGACCCTACAATTAACGATCTTGCAGAAATAGAAGAAGAAGAAGCACAAGAGCTACTCTCACAAGTCAGAGGAATTATTAGAAATGACAAAAGATACAAAGCTGGTAAAAGATTAATATTTGAAAGTTTTAGTGATTATCCTGATGCAGTTAAGAACAATGCTAAGAGAGGTATCGAACTAAACAAAAAAGTAAACAATAAATGTGCGACTGATGTAGGTAAGATAAGGGCTCAACAATTAGCACAAGGTAAACCTATAAGTGAACAAACAATAACTAGAATGTACTCTTTCTTATCACGAGCTGAGGAATACTATAAGCCTGATGACAAAGAGGCTTGTGGCACAATCTCATATTTATTGTGGGGTGGTCTTGCAGCTAAAAGATATTCAGAAAGAAAACTAAAAGAACTAGGCAAATTAGAATTGTATAGTGAAAAAGTAAATGATGACTTTGCAATCATTATGGATAGACTAGCTTATGCTGATAAAGCAATGGCTGAAAAGATAGCAAAGGATATAGGATGTGATGGAATACACGAACACGATTTTGAAGATCAGACTTGGTATATGCCTTGCGAGAAACACGCATTATCAGAAGAAGAGTTTAAAAAATATAAATGTCCAAAGGGCTACTATAAAGATTATCAAAAACACAAATGCGTGAAAAGAGATAATTATGCAGAGATAGGGCCAAGAGGAGGTATTAGAAAAAGTCCAAAAGCACCAAAGTCAGGTACACCAAATCCAAGTCCAAAAGGTAAAGGTACAGCTAAAGGAGATGCTTCAACAAGCAGGGGAGCAAAGGTCTCACAAAAAGATTTAGCTTCTTTACAAAAAAAGTCAGATGACTTTAATGAGAGATACAAAAAGAAGTTAGGATATGGCGTAACAGTTGGACAATTAAAAGCAGTATTTCAAAGAGGCTTAGGTGCGTTTAACACAAGTCATAGTCCTCGAATAAAATCTCCTACAGCTTGGGCTCAAGCACGAGTAAATGCTTATATGTATCTAGTAAGAAATGGTAGGCCACAAAATCCTAAGTACACAGGTGATTTTGATTTACTACCAAAAGGACATCCTAAAAGCAACAAGAAATGAAAAAAAAAGATTACATACCTAGCTATACAAGTCCAATAGGAGGGAGACGAGCTTGTTTATGTAAAGACGAATTGACTTACAAAATTGAGTGTTGTACTGGAGAGCTACACGCACAAGGCATAGGTCAAATAACAAGAAGCAGTTAAAAATGCAAAATTAATTTAAAAAAGCGATATATAATTATGAAAGCTACAGAAATGATAAAACAAGTAAAAAATCTCTTAGGTGTTGAGCTATCTGACATCCAGTTAGCTGAACTCAAATTAGAGAACGGAACTGTTTTAGAAGCAGATGCTTTTGAATCAGGCAAAGAGGTCTTTATTAAAACTGAAGACGAAAATGTTGCTCTACCTGTTGGAGAGTACGAACTAGAAGATTCTCGTTTATTAGTTGTCGAAGAAGAGGGAGTGATTAAAGAAATTAAAGCTCAAGAGGAAGAAGAAAAGGAAGAAGACAAAGAAGAAATGAGATATGTAACTAGAGAAGAGTTCAGAAAAGAAATGGACGAACTTAAAGATATGGTTGAAAAAATGATGTCTCCAAAAGACAAAGAGGATATGTCATCACAGATTCAAGAGGAAGTATCTTTAGCAGTTACAGAAGTTTTAAATAGCGAAGCAGAAGAAAAAGAAATTCTAAAAGAAGAATTATCTCAACCTGCTGCAGAGCCTTTAAAGCATAATCCTGAAGAGAAGAAAAGCAACTTTAAAGTGAAGTTTGCTCAAAACAGGACAAAATCTACTCTTGATAGAGTAATGGAAACTATAAGTAATAAATAAATAAATATAAAATTATGGCAGTATTAACGCATATAAATAACGATGTCGTAAGAATTAAAAACGATGTTGATTCAGTATCAGCAGCAGTAACATTGACTGCAGCAGATAGTGGAAAATGGTACGAACTTGCAGCAAGTGCAGGTGTAACGGTAACATTACCGTCAGTTGAATCAGGACTACATTTTAGATTTGTTGTAGCAAATGCTTTTGATACATCAAACTATATCATTGATAGTGCAGAGGGAGACAATATAGATGGTATTTTAGTAGTTAATGGAGCAAGTGTTGCAGCTTCAGGTGAAGATCAAATCAACTTTGTAGCATCAGCAGAATCAGTAGGAGACTTTATTGATATTTGGTCTGATGGTAACAAATGGTATGTTTGGGGAATCGGAAACTCAGCAGGGTCAATTACGGCTACTGATCCAAGTTAATAATTAATTAAATAAATAAATAGAAAGATATGGCGACTACAACTTCGATAACTACTACTTATGCAGGTGAGTTTGCTGGTGAATATATAGCAGCAGCTTTATTAAGTGGTGTAACATTATCACAAGGTGGGGTTACAATAAAACCCAATATTAAATTTAAAGAAGTAATCAAGAAAATGGCGTTGGATAGTATCTTAAAAGATGCGTCTTGCGACTTTGACCCTACTTCAACTGTAACATTGACTGAGAGAATCCTACAACCTGAGGAATTTCAAGTGAATTTACAACTATGTAAAAAAGATTTCAGACAAGACTGGGATGCTCAATCAATGGGCTTCAGTCAGTATGACAATCTACCAAAAAGATTTTCTGACTTTTTAATTGCACAAGTTGCAGCTAAAGTAGCACAGAAAGTTGAGCAAAACATTTGGAACGGAAGCACAGCTAACGCAGGTGAGTTTGACGGATTTAAAACACTATTAACTGCAGACGGAGATGTTGTTGATGTTGCAGCAGTAGGTGGTGGTTTAACAGCAGGTAACATCGTTGCTGAATTAGGAAAAGTAGTAAATGCAATTCCAAGTGCAGTATATTCTAAAGAAGATGTTAAGATTTACATTCCATCAAGTGCAGCTAAATTATATATCCAAGCTCAAGCAGCTTTAGGATACAGAGAGCTTTACAACGTAGGAAAAACTGAAATGAACTTTCAAGGTATTCCACTATTCACAGCTCCAGGTTTAGCAGATGATACTATGGTAGCTGCTGAAGCATCAAACTTATTCTTCGGAACAGGTCTATTAAACGACTGGCAAGAAGTTAAGTTAATTGATATGGCTGACATTGACGGAAGTCAAAATGTAAGAGTAGTATTAAGAGGAAGTGCAGGAGTACAACACGGAATTGGCTCTGATATTGTATTATACTCGTAATAATGTTTAACATAAAAGAGGTAGGTGGGTATAAGCCTACTTACCTTTTTTTTTAAAAAAATAAAAATATGGCTTGTAATATAACAAACGGAAGAGCATTAGCTTGTAAATCAGGTGTAGGTGGATTAAGATTTGTTTACTTTTCTAACTACAACAATACAACAAGAGACTTAGCAATAGCAGCAGATGGCTCTGTTACTCTTGATGGCTCTGTAGATTTTTACAGATACGATTTAAAAGGTAATTCATCTTTAGAAACAGCCATAAACTCTTCAAGGGAGAACGGAACAACTTTTTACGAAAGCACTTTAAATCTTACACTACAATTTTTAGATAAGGCTACGCAAGAGCAAATTAAATTACTAGCTCACGGTAGGCCTCAAGTTGTAGTACAAGATTATAACGGTAATGCTTTCTTATTAGGTAAAGAACACGGATGCGAGGTCAGTAACGGCTCAATGCAAACAGGAGCAGCAATGGGCGACTTGTCAGGCTTTACATTAGTATTGACTGCACAAGAAACAAACCCACCATTCTTCTGTGCAGCAGCACCATCAGATGATGCTACTTCACCTATTGATCCTAACGCATAAAGAGTTATGGTTTATAAATTAAGGGAGGCTATATGCCTCCTTTTTTTTTATATCTATACAAAATAGCATTATTATTTCGATATATAAGTATGAAGATATTGACTACGAGTAGCTCTGCTCAGACGTTTGATGTAATACCAAGAACATTTGCATCTACATATACAATGAAATTAAGAGATACAAGTAAGAACAAAGAAGTATTTAGTGCAAGTGTTAATGCTAGTGATGTAACAAATCATAAAAGAGTATCAGCAACTATAAGTCCTGTTTTGAAAGAGGGAAGATATTATGACTTAAGTT